AATACTAGGTGTTAAAGCTTCTGTTGCATTACCTAAATGGAATGCTCAGTATATGCAAAACCCAACTTCAGAAGAAGGAGCTTTGATTAAAAGAGATTGGTGGAAAGTATGGCCAGAAGATAGAGGCATACCACATTGTGATCATGTCATACAATCTTATGATACTGCATATTTAAAAAAAGAATCTGCTGACTTTAGTGCGATAACGACATGGGGAATTTTTAGAGAAAACGAAGACTCACCGCATCAAATGATTTTATTAGATGCTGTTAAACAAAGATTTGAGTTTCCAGAACTTAGACGTGAGGCATTAAAATTATATAAATACTGGGAACCTGAAACTGTATTGATTGAAGCAAAGGCTGCTGGATTGCCATTAACATATGAGTTAAGAAATATGGGTATACCTGTAGTTAATTTTACTCCGTCTCGTGGAAACGACAAACATGCTAGAGTTAACGCTGTTGCCCCTCTCTTTGAGAGTGGTCAAATTTGGGCACCTACTCATTTACAATTTGCTCAAGAAGTTATAGAAGAATGTGCATCGTTTCCTTATGGAGATAATGACGACTTAGTCGATAGTACTACTCAAGCTGTGCTAAGATTTAGACAAGGCGGATTTTTAAATCACCCAGAAGATTACAAAGATCCTATAAAACAAATAACTGTAAAAGAGTACTACTAATGAAAAATCCAACACTAGTAAAAAATATGAAACATGTAAAATGGAAAGCAATCCCGCCATTGAAGGGGCCAGACCCTAGAGGCTTGATTAAAGAACCAAAACAAGATAAACAAGAAAGATTGGAGAAAATAAATGGCAGACGTAGATAAAAGCTTACCGAATGTAAGACAAAATATAACTGTTCCTTCTGAACAGGAACAAATGGAAGTACAAGCAGAAATTCAAGAGTCTGTACCAAATCCTAACAACACAGAAATTATTGAAAACGAAGATGGGACAGTAGATATTAACTTTGAACCAGGTGCAGAAGCTCCAGAAGCTGGCGACCAGCACTATGCAAACTTAGCCGCTTTGTTGCCTGATTCTATTCTCGAGCCTCTAGGATCTGAGTTATATCAAAATTATACTGACTACAAAGAATCAAGAAGAGAATGGGAAAGATCGTATGCAAAAGGTTTAGATCTTTTAGGTTTTCAGTTTGAACAACGTACACAACCATTCCAAGGAGCAAGTGGTGCAACGCATCCAGTTTTAGCAGAAGCTGTTACACAGTTTCAAGCACAAGCATACAAAGAATTATTACCAGCTGATGGTCCGATTAGAACTCAGATACTTGGAGTCTCTACACCAGAAAAAGAGAATCAAGCGACAAGAGTCTCTAACTTTATGAATTACGAAATCATGAATGTAATGAAAGAGTATGAACCAGAGTTTGATCAAATGTTATTTTATTTACCCTTAGCAGGTTCAACATTTAAAAAAATTTATTATGACGATTTACTGGGACGAGCTGTATCAAAGTTTGTTCCTGCAGATGACTTAGTCGTTCCGTATTCTGCTACCTCATTAGAAGATGCGGAAGCGATTTGTCATGTATTAAAAATTTCAGAAAATGATTTGCGTAAACAAATGGTTAATGGATTTTATAGAGATATAGAATTAGTTGCACCTTACGCAGAAGAATCTGAAGTTAAGAAAAAAGAACGAGAACTAGAAGGCACAACAATGAATGGCTATCAAAAGAATGATAGAATGTATACATTGATTGAATGCCATGTCGATCTAGATCTTGAAGGCTTTGAAGACAGAGGACAGGATGGAATGCCAACAGGTATTAAACTTCCTTACATCGTAACAGTCGATAATGGTACAAGAAAAGTTTTATCTATTAGACGAAACTATAAAGTAGATGATCCAAGAAAAAATAAAACTCAATACTTTGTGCATTTTAAATTTTTGCCAGGTTTAGGTTTTTATGGTTTTGGATTAATCCATATGATCGGTGGTCTAACAAGAGCAGCCACATCTGCTCTTAGACAATTGATTGATGCTGGTACACTCTCCAATTTACCAGCAGGATTTAAACAAAGAGGTATTCGTGTAAACAACGATGCCCAATCACTTCAACCTGGTGAATTTCGAGATGTCGATGCACCAGGTGGAAACATTAAAGACGCTTTTATGATGCTGCCTTACAAAGAACCTTCAGCAACTTTATTACAGTTGATGGGTATTTGTGTTTCAGCAGGACAGAGATTCGCATCAATTGCTGACATGCAAGTTGGTGATGGGAACCAGCAGGCCGCTGTTGGAACAACTGTAGCTCTTTTAGAACGTGGTTCAAGAGTCATGTCAGCGATCCACAAGAGATTGTATGCTAGTATGAAAACAGAGTTTACTCTTTTGTCAAATGTGTTTGCAACTTACCTACCACCTGTATATCCATACGATGTTGTTGGTGGAAATAATCAAGTCAAACAAACAGATTTTGATCAACGAATTGATATTTTACCTGTTGCAGACCCAAATATATTTTCTTCAACGCAAAGAGTGTCTATTGCACAAACAGAATTACAACTTGCACAGTCAAATCCACAGATTCATAACATTTACGAAGCGTACAGAGACATGTATGTAGCTATTGGTGTTAAAAATATAGATCAGATCTTACCACCACCTGCAAAACCTGCTCCAAAAAACCCTGCACTAGAGCATATTGATGCTTTAGGGGGTAAACCTTTCCAAGCTTTTACTGGTCAAGACCATCAAGCGCACATTTCTGCGCATTTAGCGTTTATGGGAACGCCAATGGCACAAAATAATCCAACAATTATGGCTGCTTTGGAAAAAAACATTTTTGAACACATAAATTTGATGTCAGATGAGCAAGTTCAACTAGAATTTAGAGATAAAATTGCTAGATTACAAGAATTACAAATGCAAATGCAACAAAACCCACAAATGCAGATGGAATTAGAACAAAATCCACAATTACAACAACAAATGCAACAAGAACAACAAGAATTAGAGTTAGAAATTGAATCTCGTAAGGCTGTTTTGATTGCAGAGATGACAGAAGACTTTGTTAAAGAGCAAAAACAAGTTATGGGTATTTTTGGCAACGATCCATTAGTTAAATTACGAGCAAGAGAGCTCGATCTTAAAGCACAAGACAATATGAGAAAACAAAAAGAAGATGAAAACAGAATCAACCTAGATAAGATGAAAGTTCTTATGAACCAAAATCTTCAGGAAGATAAAATGGAACAGCAAGAAGATCTTGCTGTTTTAAGAGCAGCGACCTCTATTGAAAAACAAAAAATGTCCAATAGAGCTAAAATAAAAAACGATAAAATGAAACAACAAGATGTAAGAATCTTGAAAGGACCAAGGAGATAAACATGGCTAAACAACGTGGACTATACGATAACATACACGCTAAGCGTAAAAGAATTGCCGCAGGTTCAGGTGAAAAAATGAGAAAACCTGGAGCTAAAGGTGCACCAACAAAAAAAGCATTTGTTCAAAGTGCTAAAACGGCTAAGAAGGCATAATGATAACTACTCGTGGAATGGGTGCTGTTAGAGCACAATTTAAAAGAGGAGGCTCACCAGCTTGGACTAGAAAAGAAGGTAAGTCAGAATCTGGAGGATTAAATGAAAAGGGGCGTAAGTCTTATGAAAGAGCAAACCCTGGATCAAATCTAAAAGCTCCCCAACCCGAGGGTGGATCAAGAAAAAAATCTTTTTGTGCAAGAATGCGTGGAATGAAAAAAAAATTAACATCTAAAAAAACAGCTAACGATCCAAATTCAAGAATAAATAAATCACTTCGAAAGTGGAAGTGCTGATGCCATTTAAATCAGAAAAACAAAGAAGATATTTATTTGCTAACGAACCCGAGGTAGCAAAAAAATTTGCTAAAGATTATAATATGGGCGGTGTTGCTTCTATGTTTAGAAAAAGATTATCAGAAGGCGATGATCCTTTTTATGAAGCTTGGAAAAAAGTTTATGAACAAAACCCTGATGCAGCAGCACTAAATGAAAAACATGATGAGTATTTAGAAAAATACGAATTAGAAATGTCAATGCAAACTAGCGATGCTCCAATGGAAGAAACTGAAGAGACAACTGAAGTTGTAGAAGAAACAACAGATCCATTATTAAATTTATTTCAACCAACTGATGCTTTAAATACTGAACAAGCAGCAACTACTTTGTTTACTTCAGAAAGACCAACAGGAATTATGACAGCAGCTAATGGTGGAAAAGCTATGAAAAAAATTAAAGGACAAGATCATATGCTAGCCTACATTACACCTAAAGAAGCAGATAAGTTAGTAGCATTAGGTGGTCAAGAAACCATGACTAAAGAAGGAATACCAGCGTACCCTGAACGTGATAACTATGGTTTTAGTAGTCAAGAAGATTTTGATTCTGGGGATGTATCTAAATCTAATGATCCTAATGTAAGAGGAGAAGGACCAGGTCAAGATAGAGTAACGGCGACTGAACTAGCTATACAAAATAGATTAGAGGAAAAATATGATGACCCTAAAGATCAGTTTTCTTTTACACCTTCAGGTATAAAAAAACGTACTGATTTAAAAGTGGCACAAGCTAAAGAAAAATACAATAAAACTAAAAAAGAAATTGAAGACAAATATAAATCTTCTTTAAAAAAGAAAGCAGTTGGTTCTTTACTTGCAGGAAAAGTTTCTTTAGGTATAACTGATCTTTTTAGTGCCATGTATACTGGTTATCAATTAAATAAAAATAAAAAAGAATATGAAACAACAATAACCGAAGCTATTGACACTTATAAAGATTTAGGAATTCCAGATTTTACTCCTCATACAGACACACCCATTCAAACTTTAGAGCAAGAATTAATAGACATTAACAAAGAAAGAGATGAAGACGACGATAAGGGGGAAAAAGACGGCCCTGTAATTAATCCTATAACTCTTGAAGTAGAGGAGCAATACGCTGAAGGAGAACCAATGAATTTAAAAAGTGCATTAGAAAAAATAAGACAAAATCAAGCAGTAAGAAGCGGATTAGTTGAACGAGGGATTATACAAGACAATGAACCAATGCTTGCAAATAAGGGTGGACTTGCAGGATTATTTAGAGTAAAAAATCAATAGGAGAAAACATTATGAGAAATGACTATGGAAATAGACCTTTTACTCCTAGATTCCCGTACGGAAATAAAGATGGGGCATCTAAGAAACAAGGTTACAATGCAAGACTCGACGAATCTTTAGGAATGAGAGATGGCAAAGAGTCAACTAAATCTCAATCTATGAAATCTAGAAGAGATGAATCAAAAGGCATGGAGAAAGCCATGGGTAATAGAGCTTATTCTTCTGTCAAAACTATGGATAAATAATTATGGCAAATACAAGAAGAATGAATAGACTGGAAGAACTTGGAAGAGTTGATTCAGAAAAAGCGTACACTAAAAAAGGTAAAAGAAATCTTAAAGACGAAAAAAAAAGAATCGTTAGAGAAGTTTCTAGAAAAGGTGGCGGAATGGCTAAAAGAGGTTTAGGAAAAGCTTTTAGAGGAGGAGGATTAGCATAATGAAAGATTGGGAAAAAGGATCTGGTTATGTTAAGGAACCTAAAGTAACTGTTGGACCAGGAATAAGTAAAGATGGGTCAGCAACAGGTGGAGTTGAGATTGAAGTAACTAATCCACAAGAATCACAAACAGTTAATGTTAGAGGAACTAAAAGAATTAGACCAGATAAAAAACCAGTTAAGGCAACTTGGTATTAACTTATGGCTTGGTTTAGCCTAGCAAAAATAGCATTACAAGCTGGCGGTAAAATTTACGCTAACAGACAAAAAGCAAAAGTTGCTATGTCTGATGCACAACTTTTACACGCAGAGCGTCAAGCTCGAGGTGAGGAAGCTTACCAAGGAAAATTATTAGAAGCACGTCAAACAGATCTTAAGGACGAATTCGTACTCGTAATTATTTCAGCGCCCATCATTGTGCTAATGTGGGCAGTGATGTCAGACGATCCGGCAGCTATGGAAAAAGTAAAATTATTTTTTGAGTATTTCCAATCA